AGAAATGGCAAGCTATAATCCAGGAGTCTAAGAGTAACAAATGGGAGCAATGGGAACAAGAATATTTAAAAGATTCTAAACAAGGGCTGAAATTCTACAAACAGAACCAAGAGGACATGCTCAAAGGCGTGAAAGTTCTCTGGGAAGACGAGCAACCCTATTACCGATTGAGAGAAATTAAACTATCAGAAGGTTCAGCCTCATTTGATTCAGAGTATCAGAATAACCCTATTAATCCCGAAGACTGTCTGTTTCAAGAAGAATGGTTTACTTTCTTTGAGAAGGATCAATACACTGAAATTATTGGATCTTGTGACCCTTCAATGGGCAAGAATAACCGAGCTGACTATTCTGTAATTATATTTCTAGGTAAAACTAAAGAAGGATACCTCGATGTGCTACTAGCAGATGTAGCCCGCCGACATCCCGACCAAATAATAGATGAAATCATATCCAGTGCCACCGAAATTCAAAAAATGTATTCGCAAACGCCAATCAGGACATTTGCTGTTGAGAGTGTCGCCTTCCAAGAATATTTCAAGGATCGGCTCAATGTGGAAAGCCGTAAAAGAGGTTTATATCTCCCTGTTGTCTCGACTGAAAACCAAACGACGAGAAAAGAGATTAGAATCCAGACGCTACAACCCCTAGTCAAAAACGGTGTTATTAGATTTCAGCCTAACCAACGCTTATTATTAGAACAACTTAAATACTATCCCCTAGCAGACCACGATGACGCCCCCGACGCCCTTGAGATGGCAGTTCGTAAAGCTAGAACCCCAATACTAACCTCTAAGACATATTAATGCTTCAAGATTTAAATAGAAAAGAGCGAGTCTCTAAAATTAGAGCCATCGCCAACTCAATGGAAGTTCAAGAAATGGAAATGTATCGCGACTACTATGAAGGAATCCACTTTGTAAAATCAGACATAACCAAAACAGACTACGGTTCTAAAAAGATTTATAAAGTAACCACCAGGAGCGGAATAGAACTCTACGATTCATTCACCGAAGAAGACAAGCCAGTTGTAAAGGCTAATTGGTGTTCTCCTATTGTTGATACTATTGGAGACTACACGAGAGGAGTTAGTGATAAAATCGTTATTACCTCAGACCAGAAAGAAGAAGAACTTCAAAGCATCTGGAAAGAAAACAAACTAGACTTACTTGTTCACGAGGTAGCTTACCACGCTGGAATTTATGGAAAGACTTATTTAAGACTTAAAAGACGGGACAAATCAGCCCCGATTGAAATTAAACAAATTCTACCAACTTCTGTTTATGAAAACCTCAATATAATATCAGGAGAAAGAGAAAGTGTTGTTTACTGGTTTTTGATTGACAGAGAACAAGCCAAAAAGTTATACGATGTTAAGATTGAAAGCGACGAGGTATATTATTTTGAAGAGTGGACTAACGAAACTATCCACAAATACGTTGACGGCGTTCAAGTAAATGAAGTAGATGATAAGGTAGTAAAAGACATTAACCCTTATGGTTTTATTCCTTTCTTTGAAGTAGCTTGCAACATTAACAGACAATCAGACATCTCTAATGTTATCTCTCTAAATGACACCCTTAACTTAACAATGACTTACATATCAGAAATTCTTAAATACTCTGCTTTTCCAATGCTTGCCCCTAAAGGTAACTATACTAACGATACTCCTATCTTATCACCCGAACAGCTAGAAGAAGTTTCAATCTCCCCTAGCACTATCCTACCTATACCAATGGAAAGAATTAACGGCGAAGGAGTAGACAAATCTGTATTGGATCACATCGTTCAATTAGAAAAAGATATCTCAATCGTTTCTGGAGTTCCGATTAAACTATTAACTGCTGAATTTGATGGCAACCTTTCTGGAATAGCTTTACAACGAATGCTAGGTAGTGTTTTAAGACAAGCAGAACAACGCCGAAACTATATCGGGACTACTTTGAAAGACATCAACAACCGAATAATTGAATTACTTGGTGGTAAAGAAACCGAGACCAAAGTGCTTTTCCCCGAAATGATGAGGATTGATATGAATGAAAGACTAGATGAAATGCTTAAAAAACAAACCATCGGAATAAGCAAAGAAACTATCCTGGATGAACTAGGTTACGATTACGCCGAAGAGAAAGAAAGAAATGACCAAGACTTTGAAATGGAAGACCGTATTATGAAAGAAGAAGAGATTTTAACCGCTAATGATAATCAAATAAATGACAAATCAGGAATACAATCAAATACTAAGACAAGCGAGAAAAAAGGAACTAGTGCTTAGAAAAGCGGTATTGCAGGAGAACTTAGAACTTTTAAATGAAGTCAATCTTAAACTAGAAACAGCCCTGGCTAACAACGCTATTGATGGAACATTAAGAAAAGACCAACTAGTAGCAATGAAGCACATCGTTGAGAAAGACTTAGATACTTTTCAGGAAGCCTATACCTTAATGACTCACACAGGAATAAACGCTCAGACTCGGATCACGATTGAAAGAAATGGAACTATATTTTATGAAGTGGAAGGAACTCGTAAACTGTTAGACGTAGTTGAAAGCAAAGTTTTACTAGACGTATTTAGAATGAAAGAAAAAGACGGCTTAATCTTATCTGACCGAATATGGAGAATGACCGAAGACTCTAAACTTTTTATTACTAACCGAATCCAACAAGGCATTTTATTAGGAGAAGCCCATGGAAAAGTTGCAAGAGATTTAAAGCAATTTATAAAAGGTTCTGGCGGATTAAGATATAAGAGCGAAAGACTGGTAACAACTGAAATGGCTAAGGCTTACAAACACGCTAACGAGCAGAGTGTCCAGATGATGAGAAAAGGTTCAAAATATATGTGGTTTGAGAAATGGGAATTAAGCCCAGCTCATCCCCGTCCTGATGTTTGTGATTTGCAAGCCTCTCACGACGAAGGAGAGGGTCCAGGAGTCTACAAAACAGCCCCTAATCGTCACCCAGGATGTTTGTGCTATATATACCCAGTTTACCGAGAAAAACGAGGAGAAGCCAATTACCCCGACGCCTCAGAGATTAAACCCGACACCACCGACTTATCTAAAAGCCAACATAAAATGTTTAAAGAGTTAAAATGAAAGCCACGCTAGAACACATTATAGGAAAAAGAATCAGAGAAGCTAAACAAGGTTGGTATGTTGAAGTTACAGTTGAAATAAAAGGCGAAAGGGATATGATTAAGTTCGGACCATTTAAAGATAAAGAAGAATCAAACGAATTTTATAATAAGTTAATAAATTAATCATTACACTTCTTATAGTGCAACTACCTGTAATGAGGTTGCACTACAAGGGGACAAAAAAATTATGAGAAAGATAGACACATCTGAGATTAAGGTCTCAATCAATGTAGAAAGCCCAGAGGAAGGACTCTACATTGCAGAATTAAAAGGAAAAAGTGCTTATGGGGAAACTGCAGAAATCGCAAAACTTGCTGTAATTGACGAACTAACCTATCAAGAGAGATGTGATAAGAAAGAAAAAGAAATGAGAGAATACTTTGAAGCGAAAGATATTACTGGTGGTATTTATTATCCGTCAACGCTAGTGAACGAATATAAAAGGGAAGAAGAGGAAAAAGTGCTAAGAGTAGTTAAGAAAGAGATTAAGAATATCAGAGTTACAACAGATGAAGATTATGATGATTGTTATTAATTGAATATATAAGTAATTTCATTTTCGTATTTCCAAGCCGTTGCTTGTAAAACACGAAAACACACGAAAAATGAGTGAGAAGGAGACTCAAAAAACCTCTCAAGGTTCATCTGACGAGATGAAAAACACGGAAAGTAACCAGGAGGAACTAACAATTCCAAAAACAAGATTCGATGAGGTGAATAACACCAAAAAGGAGCTTGAAAAAAAGTTGGCTGAAATCGAAAGGCTTAACGAAGAAGACGAAAAGAAGAAGCTGGAAGAAAAAGGCGAACTAAAGGAATTGACAGAAAAGCAGAAAGTCGAAATCGAGCAATTAAAACTCGACGGCTTAAAGCGAGACCTCATTCAAGAGGCTATAACTAGTAAGAAATTGAAACCGCAACTCGCTAAGATGGTTACAGGAAATTCCGAAGACGAGATTAAAGTTTCTTTAGAGGAAGCTGTAAAGTTTAATGAAGAGCTTTTGGCTGATATTAAAGAAAACAAGACTGCGTCTGATGACTCTGGCGTCGCTGGTGGTAAAAAAGAATCACCAATGTCCGCAGAAGAATGGATGAAAATGCACAAAGAAGACCCTAACAAAGCCAATGAATATCTTAGAGAGCAATCGGGTACAAACTAATGGCAACATTAACAACAACTACAGTCGCTACTGGAGACAGTGTCGATTATACAGTGCCAGAACTGTGGAGTGCTAAACTCTACGTTGAGGCACAACGAGAAATGTTTTGGTCTACTTTCGAAGGACCAGAAGGCTCAGGAATGCCTGTTATTCGAAAAGATGACTTAACTAAAGATGCTGGTGATGTAATTCACATTCAATCTTTGAAAAATCTAACTGGATCTGGTGTAACTGGAGAAAGCACACTAGAAGGAAATGAAGAGCAAATCTCAATGACTCAAACTGATTTATCAATCGAATGGTTGAGACACGCTGTAGCAATTTCCAAAAGAAGTAAAAAAAGAATCAACTTTGATTTCGTTATTCAAGCAGCTCAACCTTTATTGAGTAAAATGATAGCTAAAACAATGGATGACGCCATCTTTACTGAATTTGAAACAGCTACTACTGCTTTATGGGCTAGTGACGCTACTTCTACCGCTACTCTTGATGCTTCTGACACCTTGTCAACTACTACTCTTGATAGATTAAAAACTTATCTTGATGACAACTTGGCAATGCCTTTAAGCACTGGTAACGGACAAAACTACTACGGTTTAGTAATTCACCCTTATGATGCTTACAATCTTCGACAAGACTCTACTTGGAGCCAAGCTCAAAGAGATGCTAACATCCGAGGTGAAACTAACCCTCTATTTACTGGAGCTATGGGAGTTTACAATGGTGTAATTATCTATGTAAACAAAGGAGTTTCTAACTCTGCAAACAATTCTAAATGTATAGCTTTTGGTGGAGAGTCAATTTTCCGTGGATATGGAGAAATGCCTTCATTTGTAAGCCAACTACACGATTATGGATTTGAAATTGGAGTAGGAATGGAAGCTATTTACGGACAACAGTTAAATGATGCTGTAAATACTAACTTCGCTATCCTTGAAACTTATGCTACTAATCCTAATGCCTAAAATAAGGTAAAGTTATAACAATAATTGTTCCTATCGGGTTCTCATTTCGAACCGAGAAACCCGATAAGGTTCGAAAGCAATGTATACATCAATAGTTGGAGACAGGGATACACCTAGAGATGACATAAAATGTTTTGGCGACACTGGTTTATTCAAATCCCCAGTTATGGAAGCCAAAAGATATAAGATTTTACCCCACTTGTTCTTTAAAACAGACACCACTTGGGTGGATGGCAACGTCTTCTATAAAGGAGGAATAGAAAGCGATGCTGATATAGTAATATTTAAACACCCCTACAGGAAAACAGTCTGGGAGGAATTTGATACTTTAAAAATATTATTCCCTGACATTACAAGAGAACTAGAAGAACAAGAAGCCCATTACAGAGCCGAAGGATTACCAGATGTGCCTTTGTATGAATGTAACTTTATGATTCGCAAGAACAACAAACAGGTGAACAAATTAATGGAAGCCTGGTGGGCTCAAATATGTCGGTGGCAATGTCGAGACCAAGTATCATTGCCATATGTTCTCTGGAAATATCCAGTTAAAGTTAAAGAATTAGAAGGAAATATAAGAAATCATAAGTTATTCAAATATGATAAGCATCAATCTGCCTCCCCAAATATTTATAATAACAATAGGACAGTCTGGTAGTTCTGCTTTTGCTGAGATAATAAATAAACTTAGTGTTCCTATTAAAGGTGATGTAAGACATTTTTATGAAAATTTTAATTGTTCCAAATAATACTGTAAATAACTGCTTCGGGCTTCGGAATAAACTGCCAATGGACTTTATCGAACAAGAAGTTGTAATCCAGAATGGTTTTAAAAGCTACTACGACCCCGCTAGAAAACAAAGGGTAATAGATTCGGCACCGTTTGATTGGGCTGATGTAGTAGTATTTAATAGACATTACGATATGGGGACTGAAACAATAAAAAACTGTATTAGATACTGTAAAGACGCTGGAAAAAAAGTTATTTATGAAACAGACGACTTACTGCAAGGGCTAGACAACGCAAACCCAATGTTTCAAGATATAGAAGGACATATTGACCAAATAAAAATGATGGCTTCGGAAGTTGATGTTTGCACCACTACGGGGAAAGAATTAAAAAGAGAACTTTTAGAATTGAATCCAAATGTTGAAATCTTACCCAACTGTGTTGACCCGAAAAAATGGGAGAAACGAAAAAAGGGAAAGAAAATTAGAGTTGGCTGGGCTGGTGGAAGCTCACACACGGCAGATATGTTTATAATAATTGATGTGATTAAGGAACTTCAACAAGAATTAGACTTTGAATTTGTTATATTCGGGCTAGCTGACAAACCTTGGGACGAGCATGTAAAAAGACTAAAAGCAAAACACGCTAAACAGAACAACGATTACCCTAGAATGAAACCCGCTCATTGGTATTCAAAGATTATAGAACTAGATAAGAAGCTTAAAGGGTTAAAATGGACACACGAGCCGTTTGTTCCCCTCCCAGAGTTCCCCAAGAAGTTAAAGGACATAAACCTCGACATTGGACTTTGTCCGCTTGTAGATACCAAATTTAACCGTTGCAAATCCGCTATTAAGTTTTATGAATATGCGATGGTCAATACTTGCACAGTGGCGAGTAAAATTCCACCATATGAAGGAGAAGTTAACTGTTGTGTAAAGAACAAACACAGTAAATGGAAAGCTAAACTGAGACTTTTAATCGAAGATAAAAAGGTTCGGGAATTTCTAACAGCAGAACAACGAGAATGGGTTTTAAAGAATAGAGATATAAGAAATAATGTGCATAAATGGGAAAAGGTTTATTCAGCTTAGCGACACTCATCTTGGCAATAGGTTTATTTAATTATTATCAATTAAACACAGTTCTAAACCGAGTTAGCTCAAGAGAATACACTGAAAACTATAAATGCCTAGATTTTTCCAGAGATCTACAACGAGAACTTAGAAAAATAGGGATACAATCAGAAATAGTTTTTGGGGAAAGTCCAGAAACAGCTAAACAGCCTAAAATAATACACGCTTGGATTGGAATCTGGATAGAACCTCAGACAGGACAATTTACAAATAATTATCAAAAGGTCGATTAATTAACAATTAAATTTAAAAATATGGCAACATTTAACAAATTTCAACCATTCGTAGAAGATTTGGCTGAAAAAGTGCATAATTTAGGAAGCGACCAATTAACAGTAGCATTAACTAATTCAGCACCAAATGCCTCTGATGACCAGTTATCCGATATAAGTGAAATTTCTTATACAAACTGCTCTACAAGAGACATCACTACAGACACCTCTACTCAAACTAGTGGAACTTACAAATTAAAATTAACTGACTTAGTCTTGACTGCTTCTGGCGGTTCAGTCGGTGCTTTTAGATATGTAGTTCTCTATAATGACGATGCAACTAACGATGAATTGATAGGATACTACGACTACGGTTCTTCAATAACTCTAGCAGACGGGGAAACCTTGACTATTGACTTTGACGGGACTAACGGAGTTTTAACTCTTGCTTAGTCAAATGCTAGGCTTTAAGCCTAGTTTTGAACAATTAAGACAATTTTATGTTGAATGTAAAAAACAATGCTGAAAGCACGCTAGACGGAGGAATAAATGATTCAGTTGTTTCTCTTGATGTTGCTTCGGGAGAGGGTGCTAATTTTCCAGGTGTCCCTTTTAGAATTTCAATAGACGATGAGATTTTAGAAGTAACAGCAGTTTCAACCGATACTTTTACTGTTACCCGAGAAGTTGAAGGAACAACAAAGGCATCTCACGATAGCGGAGCGACAGTTGAGTTAAGAATTACTGCTGGGATTATTCAGGAAATACACAATTATGTTGACCAAGATGTAACTTCGGGCTCATCACCAACCCTAGACGGAGCGAATCTTACAGGAATACCAGACGGAGCTTTAGACGAAAGTTATCTTAATGCAACTGATTTTACTCAAAATAGTGGAGTTTTAGTAGGAACTGGAGCAGGAACTTTTGCAGAAGAAACAGGTGCGACTTTAAGAACTTCTTTGGGATTAACAATAGGCACAGATGTTTTAGCAGAACAAACAGTTGGTATAGCCAATGATAATTTAGTAGAGATTGATGACGCTGATGCCGCAGACAATGACTACGCCAAATTTACTTTAAACGGATTAGAGGGACGAAGCTACAGCGAAGTTAGAAGTGATTTGAATGTAGAAGATAACGCCGATGTAACCGATACCGCCAATGTAACTTCCGCAGGGGCGTTGATGGATACCGAGGTAACAAATCTAGCACAAGTAAAGGCTTTTGATGAAACAGATTACGCAACCTCGGCTCAAGGCTCAACAGCAGATAGCGCAGTTCAACCAACAGGCACTCCAGTAGACAACGATTTTGCCAAATTTACAAACGGAGATACTGTCGAAGGCAGAAGTTATTCAGAAGTTAGAACAGACTTAAATATAGAAGATGGTTCAACAGCCGACCAATCTGACGCTGAAATAGAAACAGCCGTTAATAACCAACTAACAGGAACAGTAGTAGGAACTTCTGACACGCAAACTCTCACCAACAAAACGATAGACGCTGATAACAGCACAATTTCTAATCTCGCAATAGGCTCAGAAGTAACAGGAGCTTCAACTGACTTAACAGACACAGCTGATTTAACATACAACGCCGATACAAATATTTCAGGCAATTCTTGGGTATTAGATCAAGACGATATGTCTGATGATGACAATACAAAAGTGCCGACTCAACAGAGTGTTAAGGCTTATGTAGACAATGCTGGTGGCGTAGATACTTCAGGAGCGCCAGTAGATAATGATTTTGCTAAATTTACAGATTCAGACACTGTTGAAGGACGAAGCTACAGCGAAGTTAAACAAGACCTTAACCTTGAAATCGGAACAGATATATTGGCAGAACAAACTATTGGTATAGCTAATGATAATCTGGTAGAAATGGACGATGCTGATGCCGCAGATAACGACTATTGTAAACTAACCGCCAACGGAATAGAAGGCAGAAGTTATAGTGAAGTAAAAACTGATTTGAGTTTAGATAATGTAGAAAATACCGCTTTATCAACTTTGGATGCCGCTGATTTAACAGGAGCAAGCGGAAGTGCCGACCAAGTTCTAACATCAGACGGAACTAACGCTAGTTGGGAAGACGCTGGAGGCGGAGGAGGTGTTGGCGGAGAATATGGAATAAATGTAGAAACCCTTTCAGCCAACAAAACTCTAACAGCAGGAACAGATGAAATTTATCAGTGGTTAGACCCAGATGGAAGCAATAGATATGTTATACTTGATACGGGGTCTGCTAGTGCAGGGGATAGGTTTATTATTAAAAATAATGGAGCATCGGCTGATAATGAGTATCTCTACGTTAGGCAGTCGAGTCCATTGCATAAAATATATGCTGGTGGTATTAATGAGTTTATATTTAATGGAACAGATTGGATTTATGCCTCGATTGGCGGATCTGATGCACAGGCAACTTACGAAGACAACAATATATCCATAGGGTTAAGTGCTTCTGGTTACGATAGTGGGGTGGCTGTTGGTGCTTCTTCAACAGGATTCC